GTCTTGATCCACCAACACTGCCTGTAATATCGTCAATTCTGATTGCTCCAGGCAGCGCAGCACCTAACGTGTATGTAGTTCCTGTATTCATAGAGTCTCCTAAGTCAATGGTAATATCGTGTGAATCTAAATCTAAAAAATTGGTATCTATAGTAACAGTGTTTGAGGTCATTGTTTTATCATTTCCATCATGATAGACTGTGATACCTGCTTGGCAAAGTCTTCTTCCTCTTTGATCATGTAAAGAGTGTGTTTGGTTTCGTCGTCATGTTTGTCGTACACATGGGTTTCAAGAATATGTCCACCTACACATGTGTACAATTTAAAAGTCATACTATCGGCCTGAATACAGGGATTACCGGTACCCTCATCATCTGTCCAAAAGTTATTCTTAGGTGGAACATTTATGCGGGCTCGTCGTGTCCGTTGAACTTGGCCAATTTCGTCTGCACGTTGTTGTGCTGTGAATTCAGCATCGTCCTCCCAGGCACGTTTGCATACCCTCCAGACAATTTTTCTAAACCATTTCATTTGCGATCTCCATAATTTATACCCATTCTCCTAACAGTATTGAAATTGTAAATGCAATACTCAAATATGTAAAAGAGTGTAGCAATTGATCCATGCCCATCCAAACCCAATACGCTCGGTCCTCGGTGGTCAATCTTACAACAACCCTGACTCCAACCCAGTCTATAACATAGTGTAACGCAGCATCAAGTGCAGCCAACATGACACAAGCTTGTATGCCCACAAAATGCATGAGTACCACATAGGTCAATGCACCGTGCAGTCCAGCATGTTGTAGCCCTCCGGTGCGCCCAAGATGGCCTTTGTCTTTGAACATTCTATCAGTTTGCCAACAAAAGTCGGCTAGAAAATGCTTGACAAACAGTAATGTCAATATTAACCAGATAGTCATATTAATAACGAACTACCGGACCAGGAGGCAGCGGTGGGGTTGGCAATCCAGCAGGTTGACATACAAATCTTCCGTAGATGCTGTAGTCGCGTTGGCCTAGTTCCCTGAACGCTTCATAACATGCAGCTTTATCATGATAGGTTCCCAGGTATCGCCAGTTACCGTGTTCTGTTCCGGTAACAGTGGAAATGGCCATGGTCCAAAGTAATAGTATATGTGGCATTGTTTGCTCTTTCTGTTTGATTTAACGCTGGGGATATTCTGCACTTAACACTTCGCTATATTGTGCAGCAAATTCGCTAAGTTTGGCCAAATCGTACTTGCCGCAAAATTTCAAGAATTGTGCTCCTACCATGGGCCTAGTTTGTTTTACAGCACCTTGTGCAATGGTGGTAGCAATTTTACCTTTGATATCGTCAGGTTGTGCAGTAAGATCAACTAGAGTAACATTTCTATTGTAGTCATCCAGCACACGATGTTCAATACCGTTGTGATCGGTCCACCGCTGTAGCATGAGATTGTTCCAGTTAAAACCTTTTTTATCTCTGTCCTCATATGCTTCTTGCAGGCCAACCTTGTTCTTGGAACCTTTGGTCCTAACACCTGGGTATGCACTGAACACATTGTCCGATGCATCGCCGCGCATGCATTTTTCAAACAAGATCCATGCGGGATCTGGAATCTTTTTTGGTTCTTTAGTTTTCTTGTCAACCACCAGTTTACCTCTCTTGTCCAGAATACCTTCTAGTGTATGCAGCTCGTCTGCAATACCGTTGTATTGATTCACGTTTGATGCTAGCAATTGATAAAAGTCTGTGTCGCTGCTGACAATGGTATGATGATCATTCGGATGACTTTGTATAAAGCCGGCGATAAGATCATCCGCTTCCAGTTCAGAATGTTGTAACACAGTGCAATTGGTCTTTTCAGTCAAGAATGTTTTAAGATCATCAAACGCTTCCCAAAACAGTCGGTCTTCTTCGGCTTCTGTTTCGGTTAAGGCAGCTCGAGCCACAGCACGATTCTTTTTATATGGTTCATAAAAATCTTTGCGCCATGAACGGCCTTCTAAGCAGAAGACCACATGATCGGCTTTTTGCTCGCGCCAGGCTTTGTTGACTGAACCCAATGTTACATGAATAGCAAAACCCAGTTTGTCCCATGTATCGCTTTGGCGATGGGCACTGTGTCGGGCACGAAAGAACGTGTTAGCTGTGTCTACAATTAGATATCTCATGTAGTAATATTAGCATATTATAACAATTGTGTCAAGTGCGGTAAAAGAAATTCTGCCCATTTTCTATGAGCATCCGCATCAAAATGGTAACTTGGTTTGGATTGAAATCCCGAATTGGTTAACCATTTGTAATAGGTCAAGTCAGGATCGTATGGGCCAAGATAGTTATTAAACCAGTCAGCTGGCGACTGCCGAAAGTAATTGTAAGTATTAAAAAACAAATGTGGGATTTTAAGATCCAATAATTCGGTATGTAGCTCGTATATATCTTTATGAGCCTGTTGTTCGGCCAACTCCCAATCTAAATTAACTATATATTCTTTGTATCGCTCTTTTACAGGATCTGGCCAATCATGTCCAACTCCACCGGCATTGACTTGCCAATACACATTCTCGTGCAACCATTCTTCACGTTCCCAAGTACTCCACCCAATAATAACAGCATCTGGTGTGCCTTCGTTACGAATATATTCGCGTGTGGTTCTTATTATCCTATTGTTTGAACTGGCTGATTCTGCATCGCAATGCAAAACAGCAGATAACTCATTGGCAATATTGCAGCCATAACTGACTTTTAGATTGTCTGGGTGCGACTGCCTGCCAAGCCCGTGATATAACCTGTCGTCTTTGGCAAAGCAGTAATCATTGACAGCTTCTGCGCCTGCGCTATGGCTATCACCGTTTACATATAGTATTGTCACGATACTTCGGTCCTTCCGCCGCCTAGATCCCGGCGATCCACCATTCTGGGTCTTGACTCAACTGGTTGATTGGCTTCCCATTGTTCATAATTTTCTGCAATGATGTTTTTACACACAGTTTGAAACCAACGATCCACAATATCTGCATCGGTATCATCTTTTTTCATTTGGAATCCGGCCTTGACCAATCTGGCAACAAACACATCGTTCCAGTCCAACTCAAACGCACCGTTGCCCACATCATCGGGGTCTAACTCCACACTAATCACATTCACATATGGTTCCTTGGCTTCAGTGGCCAGTTCCTTGGCTGTCTTTGCCTTGGGCTTGACTATTTTTGGTTTTTCTTCCAAAGGTTGTTTTGTAAACTTGCGCTTTAAATAATCAAACATTGTGTTGCCCTTTAAAATAGGTCTACCGCTTCCCACGGAAGGTCTGCCTTGCCAAAATGTCCGTAGTTGGTGGTACTGCTGTAAATTGGTCTAAATAGATCAAACCGATTGATAATGCCACGTGGTGTTAGATCCACGTTGTCTTGGATCCAGGTGGTCAATGCCGCACTATCACCATCACTTTCTACATAAAAGCTCATGGGCTTCTCAATGCCAATGGCATAACTGATTTGCACAGTGGCCCATGTTGCTTGTCCACTGGCCACAATGTTCTTGGCAAGATACCGCATCATGTAAGCTGCACTACGATCTACTTTGGTAGGATCCTTGCCAGAGAAGGCGCCACCGCCGTGTGGTGCATATCCGCCATACGTGTCAACAATGATCTTGCGCCCAGTTAGTCCGGTATCACCATCCGGACCTCCAATCACAAAACGTCCAGTTGGATTGATATAAAATTCCGTATTGGCATCAATGTATTTTTCTGGTAGCAGACTGCGGATTATAAGTTCAATGGTACTGCGTACAGTATCAATGCCAACTGATTCGCTGTGTTGAGTACTGCATACTACCTTGGTAATACGTACCGGTTTGTTGTTAGCATCGTACTCAAATGTAACTTGGCTCTTGGCATCTGGGCCAAGCCAGGCCACTAAAAGATTCTTACGTATACTAGTCAATGCTTCCACAATTCTGTGACTCCAATAAATTGCACTGGGCATGTAATTATCAGTTTCGTTGCAAGCATATCCAAACATAAGACCTTGATCTCCTGCACCAAACGTGTCTGTACCTAGTGCAATATCTGCACTTTGTGCATGCAACAGATTGGTAATCTCAACGGTCCGCCAATCAAAACCTGATTGTTCGTACCCAATGTCTTTGATAACTCGACGAACAGCACTTTCGACTTCTTCCTTGTGTAAAACACCCTTGAATTCACCTGCCACAACAACTCTGTTGGTAGTAACCAGCGTTTCGCATGCACATCTCAGTGCAGGGTTTTGTTCGCGCATTACAAGATCCAGTACTGCATCTGAGATAGCATCTGCTACCTTGTCTGGATGTCCTTCTGATACTGATTCACTGGTAAAAAGATATGTCATTTGCTTCCTTGAAAAATTATTCTTTGCCCCATTTGATCTTGAGCCAAATTCGTTCGTGTATGTAATAGTCTACGCTTAACAACAGATGTAACACCGTGGCAAATCCTGCTGCAGATCCGAAGTCTCCAGTGAACAGGTATGTCCAGAAGATAGTAAACAGCCAGGCAGTTAGCCTGTAAGTAAGCATTCGTACTACGGTTCTTTTTCGTGTTTCTGTCATTAGGTCCCCCATTCATTTTTAAATAGTGGTACTTGCAATCTATCACTATATCTTAGGCCATGTTGCATGGCCAATTCTGCCACTCTGCGATTGTTTAGACTGTACACACTCTCAACACCACCAACAGGCATTAGATACACAGGACCTGTGAATCCCGCTTGTCTATAGGCCTGCACAGTCCATACAGCTTCTTCAACATCGGCCTCTGTGGCTACTACCAATTTGAGATAGGTATGTCCGTATTTTTCATAATTGCACACAATATCAGGCCGAATAGCTTCGTCTCTACTTTCTCCCGAGCAACTTAGCTTGGTACTGACACTAAAAGTCACTTCACGTTTGACGCCACTGGCAAATTCCCACTTGGTCAAATACTGTGCAAACTCAGTTGACAGTTCTTGAGTACCATTTGTTTCAAATGTAATCTCTTTGAGCGTGGCCATTTCTGGTTGTTCTAGCAAGTCGGGATATGCACGTTGCCACCCCAGCAGCGGTTCACCACCTGTGATCACAAGATGTTCGTCTCTCCACTCTTTGAATGGCAAGGTCTCTACAATAGACTTGGCAATCACATCAGTATCGTATGTGGCGGAAAGATCTTTGAATCTTGGATCCCAAGACGCATAACTGTCACATCCTGTACTCACTAACGGTAGTTCGTGATAGAATTTAAAGTCTGCAACACGATCAGCAATGGCCTCTACTTCAGTGCTGGCCTGACCAGCAGGCATACCAAAGCCGGCGCATTTGAAGTTGCATCCAAATGTTCTCAAGAACACACTAGGCACACCCATATAACGGCCTTCACCTTGGATACTGTAAAACAATTCTGCTATCTTGAGTTTACTCATACAAACAAGTCCTCGTTCCATTCACGATGGCCTTCTCTAAAAGCCATGTTGCTTTGTGTTTCGCGCACTTCTACTCGGTAGCACCACAATCGTTCTGCTTCTGATTGCCCCCACATGTCAGGGATGTACACTCCATTAACATATTTGTAAAGTTGGTCAGCCAGGCCTTCGCAACCTAATCTAGGTAGTATGGTCAGCTTGGCTAGCTTGCGCCGTTCCATTTCTTTGTAGAACTCCAGCTCAGGATCATCCTCAGCTACCAGCAGGGTATGATCAAACTGGCTTTCGAGTACGCTTTTGAGTTCTTTAAGCCCACCATAATCAGCAGCCCAGTTGCGGGCATCAAGATTATTAGTACCAAAATAAAACTTCATGCTAAAACTATAACCGTGAATCAGGTTGCAATGGCTATCGGCTCGCCATTGACGGTATGCTACCGGAAAGGCATTGTGATACTCTTTGGTACTGGTAAATTTGTATTGTACTGGTTGTAGTGTCATTGTATTGCTCCTATGTGTAATAATAACATAGGCTGTAGAATTTGTAAAGCGGGATAAAGCCAGAAAGGCCGCTGTGTAGAATTATATTTATGTTTGTTTTAGTAACATATATCTATTTTGTGGATTTTTAAAACTTACAAAACTCTGTTCAATTGAGGACAGTGAAAAACCAGCATTCCATAATGGCCAGCTGTATTTAATACCTTCTTCCATAATTCTCAGATGGCGGCGGACTCGTTCTTTAAAGTCAAACTCTGGTCTTGCAGGATCTAACCAAAATTTTGTATTCATATGCCCGGTAGCTGCGTCTTGTTGAAAAACAAAATTTTTATTAATTGCAATTGACTCTAAATGTGTATCGGGCAACACACTTAATAGATTTAAAGTTTCGACCCCAATAATAGTACCACTTGCAACATATTTTTGCCATCTAGAAAACATTTGTAATGTCTCATTATAATCTTCAATGGTTTCAGATATGTATCCTGTAAAGAATAAAAAAAGAATCTCGATGCCATGTTTTTGAAAATTTTCTAAATAAAATTCAATGTCATCATTGGTAAATTTTTTACCAATTTCAAATCTAATCCGATCACACCCAGATTCAATACCAGCATATAATCGTTTTCCTCCTCCTTCTTTGATCAAATCAAAATGATCTTTTGGAGTAGTTTCCTTGGATCGTATTATATATTGTCCGGACCACGATATTGGTGTGTGAAATCTATAATTAGCTAAAGTATTGCACATGTCGTTAAATGCCTTAAAACTGCCGTTTATTAGACTGTCTGCAAAGTAAAAATCAGTAACTCCGTATGTTTCGTAATGTTGTATAATTTCGCTAGCAATGTTCTGACCTGATCTAAATTGATATTTGGGAGTTGTTACTCTAACGTCACAGAACGTACAATCTCTAACACATCCTCTGCTGCCAATAATATTAAATTCTAATTTGTTTTCATCGTTACGATACGCTGTTAAGTCATAGTATGAATAATCCGGAAACGGATACTGATCCAAATTAGTTATCTGTACAAAGTCCAAATTTCCTATACCTGGACCTGAGCTATGCTTGAAATATTGTATTAGCGATTCTTCGGCCTCGCCTACAATATACTCATCAATTAGATTATTGTCTTTAAGAATAGTACCATAAGTTTTACTATTTCCAATTACTCTTTTAATTCCTGCACCACCAATTATAATTTTAGCCTTGGATTTTTTCCTAATGCTTGGTAATAGAATATTAGTAAATGATTGTGCCAGATATGAAAATAAACTAACTATAATGTAATCAAAACTACTAACTTGAATCTGATCTAGATAATTTAGTAACCATTGATTAATTATTTCTTTTTGGTCTGCGGAATAATCAGACACCATCTCGTAAAAAACATCGTCAAAAAAAGAATCAGGTTTATTGATATTTCTTAAATATTCACGTAAGTGTATATTCATATCTTTGGCCGAGACATCGTGCCCAATACTAGCACAGAGACTCGCTAATATTGCGCCACTTAACGGAGGCCGTAGATGATCAAGAGGCGGCACATGTAATATTAACGTCTTAATCATCTAATGTTTTTTTTATTTGGGCAATCTTATTTGATATTGTTTGGTGATCAAATTTATCACGACCGCTATATGTCTGAGATGTCAACACATGATTTTTTATAAACTTCTCCTGTATGATCCAATTTAAAACTGGGTTAGTAACAGCAATTTTGATGGTACCATTTGTATAAAATCCCTTGGTGTTAAAAAGACCAACCTTGTGGTCAATCATAATTGGAAGATTTCTAATCCAGACTTCCTCCATTGATATGTCGTTTATTTTAAAATTGTTAAACACAACGGATTTATCAGCAAGAATGTTTCTATCCAAATCTAGCACAGTGTCCCAAACACCATCCTGACCAAATTTTTTGCCTATGCCAGAAATTTCAATTAAGTAGCTGTTTGATTCTGGTGCAACAACGCTTAAAATTTGATTACCTTGAATTTCTCCGTTAAAATGTAGCATATTGTTTATTTTTATATTTAACGTAGGCCAAGATGCTCCCTGATTGCCGGTAACATCAAGCAGTAGGGTTAATGCCACCATGACTCGTACGGGAACTCAATCCATACGTCCTGTTCGGATTTGTTGATCTCTTCGCCAACATAGCTGGTACTGATGTTGGATTCGCTAGCAAGATTATCATACAGCACAGCAAATCGCACATTGTTGCCCCAAACATGTTCCCAGTCTGGATCAGCTGGCAAACAACTGCCTTGCCAATCTTGCATGATCCAGTTGATAGTAGCGCCGCTGTCATTGATATCATCAACAATTAATATTTTTTTAGCAAATGTAGGGTCGCTACGCTTGCTAATACCTTCACGGAACGGACCTTCGGGTATGTATCCAAATGCATCCTCGGCCATCCAGCAGTTGCTTTCGCACTGCCCGCCATCACGTAAACTGACCTTGAGCATTTCGCAAGGGACGTCAAAGTAATGACTAATCATCACAGCAGGAACAGCGCCGCCAC